CCTCTTTTTCCATCTCCGCAAAATACGAGTTCCCAAAATGGCCCGACCGCGCAAGCCAACGAACGTGCTTGAGCTGACCGGCGCGTTCAAAAAAGACCCTCAGCGCAGACGGCAAGACGCCGAGTCCGCTGGCGAGCTAACTGCACCGCCACCGCATATCAACGGCGCCGTGCTTCACGCCTGGAACGAGATAGCCCAATACGCCCCGCGTGATGTGCTAACTGACTCCGACCGCATCAGCCTAGAGATCGCCGCGAACCTGCTGGCTCAGTTCCGCGCAGACCCGGCCGAGTTCCCTGGCGCCAAGCTGGTACGCCTCGAAGCGCTGCTCGGCAAATTCGGCATGACCCCTGCTGACCGCTCCAAGGTCGGCGGCAAGAAAGAGGCGCCCAAGGGCAACCCCTTCGCGGATCTTTAATGGCATCGAAAACGAAATATCCGCTGATGAAGCTGGCGGAGGACTACGCGCGCGCGGTCGTCGCCGGGAAGATTGTCGCCTGTCGCTGGATCGTTCTGCTGTGCCAGAAGCACTTGGACGATCTCAAGCAGCAGGCCGACGACGGCTACCCGTACCTGTTTGACCCGGCCAAGGGCGAGAAGGTCGCCAAGTTCCTGCAACTGCTGCCGCACACCAAGGGCAAGTGGGCAGGCAAGCGCGAACTGATCAAGCTCGAGCCGTGGCAGCTGTTCTCCGTCTGCGTCCCGTTCGGCTGGCTGCGCAAGAAGGACGGGACTCGCCGTTACCGCACGCTGCTGGTCTTCGTCCCGCGCAAAAATGGCAAGAGCATCATTGGCGGCGGCCTGGGCGTATACATGTTCACCGCTGACAGCGAGTTCGGCGCCGAGGTGTACAGCGGTGCGACAACCGAGAAGCAGGCGTGGGAAGTGTTCCGACCCGCCAAGCAGATGATTGAACGCACCCCGGAGCTGCGCGAGCACTTCGGCGTAGAGGTTAACGCCTCGAATATGGTTCGCCTTTCGGATGGAAGCCGCTTCGAGCCTGTCATCGGTAAGCCAGGCGACGGCTCGTCCCCATCCTGCGCGATTGTCGACGAATACCACGAACACCAAGACTCGACCCTGTTCGACACGATGGAAACCGGCATGGGCGCGCGCGAGCAGCCTGTGATGCTGGTCATCACGACGGCCGGCTCGAACATTGGCGGGCCTTGCCATCAGCTAGTCCGCGACTCTGAACGCATGCTTGAAGGTGTGATTGAGCGCCCTGACCTCTGGCCGGCGTTGTTCACGATCGATCCCGGCGATGAATGGACGAGCGAGGAGGCGCTGCGCAAGGCGAACCCGAACTTCGGCATATCCATCGGCGAGGACTTCTTGCTGGCTCGCCAGCGTGACGCCATGCAGTCGGCCACGAAGCAGGCCACGTTCCGAACCAAGCACCTGAACGAGTGGGTTGGTGCAAAGAACGCCTGGCTGAACATGCTGCGCTGGAAGGAGGCCCCGGCCCGCAAGAGTCTCGCCGAACTGGACGGGCGCCCTTGCTTCATCGGCCTCGATCTCGCCAGCAAGATCGACATTGCCGGCAACGTCCTGCTATTCCCGCCGGTCGAGGGTGACCCGCTCTGGCACGTCCACGGCCGGTACTACCTGCCGGAAGCGCGCGTTATCGAGGAGCTGGACAGCAACACCGCCCGCTACCGCGAGTTCGACGCGCTCGGCCTGCTGACGCTGACCGATGGCGAGGTGATCGAGTTCGAGGTCATCAAAGAGGATCTGCGCGAGTTCGCAGGCCGCTTTGATGTGCAGGCAGTGGCCTATGACCCGTGGCAGGCAACCCAGCTTGCTCAGGAAATGGAGCTGGAAGGACTGCCGATGGTTGAGGTGCGCCAGACCGTGCAGAACATCAGCGAGCCGATGAAGGAAGTCGAAGCGCTGGTCCTGCAACGCAAGCTCGCACACGGCGACTGCCCGGTGCTGACGTGGATGGTTTCCAACGTCGTCGCCAAGCTCGACGTAAAGGACAACATCTACCCGAACAAAGAACGCCCGGAGAACAAAATCGACGGCGTTGTTGGGCTGATTATGGCGCTGAGTCGCGCCATTGCCGGTGCTGACAGCGCCCCGAGCCTATCCGAGCACATCACCAAAAACGGAATCAGGACGCTCTAATGGGCATGATTAACAAGCTGCGCGGCCTGTTCGGCGTCAAGGGCGATCCGGTCTTGATTGACACCAGCGAGAAGCTGGCGGCCGCGCTTGGCTCAGGTTACGAAACGGTCACTGGCCAGCAAGTCACGACCAGTCGCGCCATGCAGATGACAACCGTGTTCGGCTGCGTCCGCGTGCTGGCTGAGTCGGTCGGGATGCTGCCTTGCCGCCTGGTCAAGCAGAATGGGCGAGCAATCGAAACGGCGTCCTCTCACCGGCTCAACTACCTACTGAGCGTTGCGCCAAACGGCTACATGACCAGTCAGGAGTTCTGGGAGCTGCTGATTGCATGCCTGTGCCTGCGCGGCAACTTCTTTGCTTACAAGGTCTATGCCTTGGGTCAGGTTGTCGAGCTGCTACCCATAGATCCTGGCTCGGTTACGCCGAAGCTGAACGATGATTGGACGGTTTCCTACAAGGTCACGTTCCGAAACGGCGAGCAGCGCACCCTCAGCCAGGACGAAATCTGGCATGTGCGCCTGTTTACGCTGGATGGGCTCAACGGCTTGAACCCCATCGCCTATGCCCGCCAAGCCATCGCGCTTGGATTGAGTACCGAAGAGCACGGCAGCCGCCTGTTCACCAATGGCGCCGTTACCTCCGGCGTGCTGGCGACCGATCAAGCGCTGACAGATGAAGCGTTCAATCGGCTGAAAACCCAGTTCCACGGCGAGCACATGGGCGTTGCCAACGCCTACAAGCCGATGATTCTGGAAATGGGCCTGAACTGGAAGCCGATCAGCCTCAACGCTGAAGACAGCCAGTTCCTCGAAACCCGCAAGATGCAGCGTGACGAGATCTGCGCGATTTTCCGCGTGCCGCCGCATCTGGTGGCGAGCCTGGAAAAAGCCACGTTCAACAACGTGGAAAATCTCGGCTTGTCCTTCGTGAACTACGCCCTGGTGCCCTACCTGACGCGCATCGAGAACCGCATCCGCGTCGGCCTGCTGAGCGACAAGGACCGGGCCAACCATTACGCCAAATTCAATGCCGGGGCGCTGCTGCGCGGCGACCTCAAAGGCCGCTATGAGAGCTATGGCAAGGGCATTCAGTGGGGGATTTTGAGCCCCAACGACTGCCGCGAACTGGAAGACCTCAACCCGCGCGACGGCGGCGACGTTTACCTGACCCCGATGAACATGACAACCGACCCGGAGGCCGCGAATGCTGACCAAGCAGCGCCTTGATATACCGCTGACCGTCAAATCGGTGAGCGATAGCGGCGAATTCGAGGGCTACGGCTCCGTGTTCGGCGTGAAAGACAGCTATTCCGACATCATCGTGCCGGGCGCCTTCCAGAAGTCCCTTGCCGCCTGGCAGGAGAAAGGCCGCATGCCCGCGCTGTTGTGGCAGCACAACATGAGCGAGCCCATCGGCATCTACACCGAGATGCGCGAAGACGAAACCGGTCTGTACCTCAAAGGCCGGCTTCTGATCGATGATGACCCGCTTGCCAAGCGGGCTCACGCGCACATGAAGGCCGGCAGCCTGTCCGGTCTGTCCATCGGCTACGTGCTCAACGACTACGACTACGACAACCAGAAAGACGCCTTCATTCTCAAGGATATCGACCTGTGGGAAGTCTCCCTGGTCACGTTCCCTGCGAACGATGAAGCGCGTATTTCCAACGTGAAATCCCTGCTCGAACGTGGCGAAACGCCGCCGCCGAGCAAGGTCGAGAAGGCCCTTCGAGAGGTTGGGTTTTCCGGCTCCCAAGCCAAAGCCTTCATGGCCAAAGGCTACAGCGCCATTACCCCGCGAGAGGCGGAGGCAGATGAAGCGCTTGAATCCCTGAAAACCCTCATTTCTCGCATTTAAGGAGGCCACATGGCCGTTGAAATCAAAGACGTACAGGAAGTTGCCGAAGCCCTCGGCAAGAAGTTCGACGAATTCAAAAGCACCAACGACAAGCGCGTCGAGGCGCTGGAGGCGGAGAAGGGCAAGCTGGCTGGCCAGGTTGAAACCCTGAACGGCAAGCTCTCCGAGCTGGACGAACTGAAATCCGCCCTGGAAAAGGAACTGGCCGACGCCAAACGCCCCGGCGCCTCGGGCAGCAAGTCCGTCTCCGAGCACAAGAACGCCTTCATGCAGTTCGTGCGCAAGGGCAAGGACGACGGCCTGGCAGAACTCCAGCAGAAAGCCCTGCAAACCACTGTCGAGGCTGACGGCGGCTATGCCGTGCCGGAAGAGCTGGATCGCTCCATCATCGAGCTGCTGCGCGACGAGTCGCCCATGCGCTCGGTCTGCAACCAGATCACCGTCTCGACCCCGGACTACAAGCGCCTGGTCAACCTCGGCGGTGCTGGCTCAGGCTGGGTAGGCGAGACTGCTGCTCGCCCGGCAACCGGCACGCCGACCCTGGCGCAGATTTCCGCCTTCATGGGCGAGATCTACGCCAACCCGCAAGCCACCCAAACCAGCCTCGATGACATGTTCTTCGACGCTGAAGGCTGGCTGTCGGCTGAGGTTGCCCGCGAGTTTGCGGAGCAGGAAGGCCTGGCGTTCCTGACCGGCGACGGCGTGAACAAGCCCAAGGGTCTGCTGGCTTACGCCATGAGCACCGACAAAGACGCTGCACGCGCCTTCGGCACCCTGCAGAAGGTCCACTCCGGTGTCGCTGGCGACTTCACTGCGGATGACCTGATCAAGCTCGTCTACACCCTGCGCAAGGGCTTCCGCGCTGGCGCAAGCTGGATGATGCCGAACACCACCGTGTTCAAGATCCGCACTATGAAGGACTCCGAGGGCAACTACCTCTGGCGCCCGGGCCTGGAAGCAGGCCAGCCGTCGCAGATTATGGGCTACGGCATCACCGAGAACGAGGACATGCCGGAAGTCGCGGCAGACGCGAACGCTATCGCCTTCGGTGATTTCCGCCGCGCCTACACCATCGTGGACCGCATCGGCACCCGCGTGCTGCGCGACCCCTACACCAACAAGCCGAACGTTGGCTTCTACACCACCAAGCGCGTCGGCGGCATGTTGACCGACTCGCAGGCGGTCAAGGTGCTGACCCTCAGCGTGTAACCGGACAGGGGCGCCTTCGGGCGCTCCTTCTCGGAGGTAGGCAATGCCCAAGATACTCGTTCACCAAGCCTTTCCGTTCGCGCCAGA